AAAGAACATGGTCTTGATATACGGTATCTACAAGATGCCCATAGACACGTTATAAGGAAGTTTTCACTTTCTTTGACTCATGTTACGGCCGATCTCTCGGCTGCTTCTGACAGTATTACGTCGGATTTGCTTAATCGTTTGTTACCTCGCCCTTGGTATTTGCTTGTAAAAAAAGCAGTTACGCATCAAATTTCTGTGGGGGATAAAATCTCCTATACAGAAAGCGTACTACCTATGGGTAATGGTATGACGTTTCCTTTGGAAACATTGGTTTTCTTTAGCCTAACAAAGGCTATCGGGAATCTACTGGGAGTTAAGGGGATGTATTCTGTCTTTGGGGATGATTTAATCTATCCTCGCAGAATACACGAGTATATATGCGCGGTCTTTACAGATCTGGGCATACTTCTTAACAGAGACAAAACTTTTGTCTCATTCCCATTTCGGGAATCTTGCGGTGAAGATTTCTACCGCGGGATACCTGTTCGATCCTACTTCTTGGGTAACCAAGAGTCTCAGATCCTCACGGGTAAGAGATTAGAAGCCTATTTGTATAGCATAATAAATGGACTTCTGAGAAGGTGGGATGAGCACGAGATCGCTGGTACTTTACAGTACCTGTTTATGTCGCTTGATGAAGTGACAAAGTCGATCCTCCGTGTACCTCCTTTGTTCCCTGATACTTCTGGGATTAAAGTGGAAGACCCAAGCTGGCGACTTAACGTTTTTGATTGGTGCTCTTATGCACCCATTCAGTTTATTTTTTCTTGAGGGTCGCGTTGGTACCAGTTTTCTTACCTTAAGACTGTTGCGAGGAAAAGGTTTCTGATCTCTCAGATGCCTTATTACTGGCAAAAACTCGCTGGCGACTCCGATGAATCACAGGACGTGTGGTCTCTTTCCTCTAGATTTAATATCTATACGGAAACGCCACGCGATACTATTCAGTGGACGAAACACCATAATAAGGTGTTATACTACACTGAACCTGTGACTAAGAAGAGACGAAAGATTCGCCGTAAAAAGCGCGCTTTCGTATCATCCCGG